TTTAACTTAAATAACAGTTTGTCAATAGTGTAATGTTTATTCACTGTTATTTACTGTCTTATGAGTCTATTAATAGACCTTACATTTAGTTATAAAATGTTATTTAGCTCACGACGAAAGTAAAAATATTTCATTCTTAGTTTTAACATAAAATGTAATAAAAAGAAAACTCCCCCAACTGTGATAGCAAGGGGAGTTGTGCTTTGCAAACACGAACCTATGAACGAGGGTACCCAAATCCCTCAACTAGATTGTAACGCTCTTCCGTAATCGTCTTCAAGTCTTTCTATATCTTCTTCATATAATTCATTTCCATGTTGTAATTCCAAGATAATTAGGTCACCTTTAATTGCTTTTGCACGGTGCCAAGTATCAACTTCTATATTAAATGTGTTTTTTGGAGAAGCTAAATGCCATGTATCATTACAAAATACAGATCCATAACCTGAAGCTATTGTCCATACTTCAGAACGATGATGATGTTTTTGTAAACTTATACGATTACCTTCCTCAATAAATATAGTTTTTATTTTAAATCCCTCCCCTTCCATAGTGGTTTGATACCATCCCCATGGTCTGTACATTTTCACATAATTATTATTTTTATCTTCCTCTATTTGCCTCCTATTTATACAACAATTACAGTTACACTTTTCCTCTGATTTGTTATTAGAACTCATTTTAATTTACACTAAAACTTTATTATAAATACTATCAAGTTTTAGATCCTATTTTTCTAACTTTTCTTTTATTTCTAGGTTTAATTTCTTCTTCAGTTTCTACCACCGAATGATCTATACCGTTCAATGTATCCTGGAACACCCCTCCGAATTGTGAGGCAATGTTTTTCCAGTGAAATTGAGGATCCGTGACTCTCAAGTGGCAGAGTTCTGCTGTTGCTTTAAGTTTTTCTCTGTCTTTGTACAGTTCATTAAGGATGCTTGCAAGGTGAGTAGCATCTGGGCAAGGCATCTCCCTAGCAAAAGTGGTGTCGACATCAACATGATTACAATTTATAAGTTGGCCGTAACCTTCGAATATCTCTTTACAAGAAGTATGGTTAGGAACTACTTGGGCAACCTTACATGCTGCATGTTCAAAGTTCACCAGACCCCAGCCTTCGCCTTTACAGGTATTCACACCTACATCACATACATTATATATAGTGTTCAGCATGTCCACTTCAACGTTAGGAGGGTCTTGAGTATTCGTGGTCATTATTATTCTCCCATTAGGATCTAATCCTCTTTTACGCATTTCCCTACTGAATAATGGCATGATATCCCAACCTTGATCTTTTAGTCCCATGTGCAGGTATAACCTAGTATCTGGTTTACCTACTGCAAATTGAGCAAAAGCATCGCATGTAATGTCTAATCTTTTACGGAATTGATTTCTATTTCCGTTAAATACAATAAATAGATCTTCGTCTAGTTTTAATTTTTTCCTAGCTTCTTTCTTATCTACTGGGTAGAACTGACCTTCGGTCACGCCATGGGGGATCACAGCTATCGGCTTCTCGATTCCAGCTTTAATAAATTCTCTAGCCCCAAACTCCGTGTATGATATGATTCCGTCCCAGTCATTAGCGGTATCTGTTAAACATCCTACCCAGTTATAAGAATCCATAGGAACATAGCCAACAAATTTAAACCTGCCATCTTTATGAAAATCTTGTATCTGTTTATATTGTTCATTAACGATCCACATATCATTGATAGTGAATATAATATCGGGTTCAATCTTTGATACTATTTCTCTAATACGCTCCTCACCAAAAGGTGCAGTCTGGAAACGATTAGAGGAGGGATACATTGTGTAAACCTGTTGTAGAGGAGAAGGATCTCCCCACCAATTGTTCCCTAATACTGTTATCTCAAAATCATCTTTAAGAAAGGGTAATACGTTTTCTGTTACTCTTGCAAATCCTGTCTTAGCTACTATATCTCCGATCCATAAAAGCTTCGGTTTCTTATTCATTTAGGGTTGTTATTCTTACCTAAATATACACAATTTTGGAGAGCGTTCCAAGTTTCTTATCAAACGAGAATTTGCCTTTAGTTTTAGATATAAATATTCAATTATTTCTTCAGGTCTAGCAGCTGTTCCGCATGTGTAATAATCCATCGCACAGTAATTAAATTCCGGCCAAGAATGCAGTGAGGCGTGGGATTCTTCCAACAAAGCTAACAAGGTTACACCTTGAGGTTCAAATTTATTTCCTGTTACTTTTATAACGGAAGCATTACACAATGAAAGAGATTCTTCAAATAAAATTTTTAGTTGTTCGTAGTTATTTAGTAGATGTGAATCACATCCATAGAAGTCTAGAATTAAATGTTTCCCTGGCTCCATTTTCAGGTTTATGTAGGAGTATCTAATATACTGCCATACTGTTCTTTCCACTTTTCTTTATTTAAACCTACTTCAATTATTGAAGGGTATGTTAAATACTTCTGATCAGATGTACGGCATGCAATGTTAACCACTCTTACTCCTCGACGTTCTTTCATCTTATATACATTCAGTCCTAACTGGTGGACACACACGTCTATCAACAATGTTTCAAACCTACTTCTTCCTAAGATGTTACTGTTTGACGCCTTAGAAAACTCACAATAACTGGCGTATAACCACTTATCAGAAGCCATGTAGACACTTGAAGATCCAGCTGGAGCAGCTTTTGCCAGTCCTATAGGTGCAGAAGCATTTTCATCAAACACCAAGCAATGTTCCATCCAGTCCATTATTTGATTGGATTTCAATATTTGTTCTCTATTATGCTTTGCAAAGAAGTCTACCTTCTGTGTTGTCTCCATTAAGTACTCTCTCATCTCTGCTTCAGACATATCTAACACCCAGTTAACTAGACCAGACAACATGCCAGAAAAGTCCCCAAAGGGTCTTCCTTTATCGTCCATGTCTATTAGGGTTCGTTGATCTGCAGACTTGCCTAGGAAGGGCTTATCGAAGGGTATGGTGAGACGTCTGCGAGCTAATCCAGAGGTGGGATCGGTAGTTTGTATTGGTTCATTGGCAGTGATCATTACCAAGCCATTAAACTTGAATGGTTTCTGCGATCCAGACTGAAATTTTCTCTCGTGTCTTATCAAGTCTCTACCTGTTATAGCCTTTAATACAGACACAGAACCACCATATCTTTCTACGTCATTGAATAGTAAAAGTTTTTTCTTATATAAGTTAGCTGTTTCAAAACGATTCTTCTCCAAATGCTCTAATGAGGAGATCATTGCGTTGTCATCTCCTACCAGTGCATGAGCTAGGTTGGCGTAAGTAGACTTACCTGATTTACCTGGCCCTACTATCTCTACAAATTTCTGTATATCAGAGTGGCTTAGGAGCACCGCCCGCAACCATGCTCGGAGCACTTGCACTCTGTCCCAGTTACCGTCTTGGACTCGTTTGAGCCATTTGACGATTGGTTCACAGGTTGATTCTGGTGCATAGTTGTAGGGCAGTTGCTGGGTGAAGTGCATTCCCCTGTCGAATGGCAGCAGTTCTTTTGTTTCGATAGAGAGTATTCCATTTTTAAATAATAAGTGTTTGTTGTCTTCATACCATTCGTCAAAGATTTCGGAGATTCGAAGCTGTTCCACTACATCATTGACCAGATTCATACTATATCCACTGGGTAATAGATGATCTTTTACTAAATCTAATCTATGTTTTACCTCTCCTTTCATTTCTATATCAGATAAAGAAGACCATAATCCTTTGCTCTTGTGTTCGTATATAAAGAAACAGTTCTGGTTCTGACTGTACTTCAGGTTTCCTTTATAAGTTTGTAGTACTATTTGAGCAATTAAATCTGAAGAAGGATTTCTTGGTTTCTGATCTCGCCCTCTGGGAGACAAAGGAGCCGATGCCATTTCTAATTTAGGCATCACAGGGGTAGCTGTAAGTTTCATTCTTTTCTTCGTTTTATTTTCTAGTGGTTTTTGGTTTTGTAATTCTCTTAAACGTCTCTCGTCTTCTTCTAACTGGTTATCATCAACACTCATACTCTTGTAATCTTCTGAGGGTTTCCAACCATGCTCCTTGGCTATATGTATCAGTGATCCAATTCCTCTGCCTCCTCCTTTACTGAATGATAACCAACGTTTTTGACAGTCTCCCTTACGATATTTATCGGATTGTTGAGACCATTTGTCCCATTCTTCCAATAGAGAGTCATCCAAAGAGTGGAGTGATTGTCCTATTGTTATCCAAATATCGTAATCATCAGTAGCTTCTGGGGGTAATGCCCACATAGCTTCTGTTGCGACTTGCATGTCACGCTCTAAATTAACTCTAGCATTAAGAGCAAATCCAGGGCCGACTATACGGGTATGCTGATTAGAAGGGATTCCCTGTTTGGCATTCTTATTTATGATGGCGTTCATCAACCAGACAGGCAGATTGGGAAGTTTATCTGCATATTCAAATCCTTGATCCTTGGCAGTGTAATAACCCTGCGTATCGGGATGCAAACCCATCAACACTCCCTGATGTTTACTCCATAGAATCTCTAGTTTTTCTTTTGGAGCTTCAGCATGCCAAGTATATTTATTACGTATGAAGTGTTTATGCTGGTCTCTATTTAGACGATATAATTTTCTTTCTCTACCTTCTTTACCGCTACAAATAGTAAGAGTTTTAGGCAATGCTTCTTCTATGGATTCTCCACATAAGTCTTCAATGGCTTTATATACAGTAGGACCATCTATATCAACCCAGACTAAACCATAGGGGTGATTATAAACAGGACCCCCTAATAGACCTACGGCTTTACATTCTCCTGTAGTCAGTTCATCTTCAATATCTCTTACGCTGAATGGTTTGTTTTGCCATCCTTTTATGTAAGGATCCTTGTTCTTACCTAGTGGAGTTAATGGCCAATCTATTGGTATCCACTGAAGATTGAATTGACCTGGTTTGAGTTCTCGTTTGTTTTGATCTGTCATCTGACAAGTCTGTGTATTTATAATCCTATCTCTTATTCACTGAGAAAACAATTACATTTACCTTGCAATTTATTAAGCTTAAATATTATTTTTTTAAGTGAATTATCAATGTTAAATTTCACATTCTTCTATCTGTTTATAATATTCTTCAACGATTTTATACCAATCTTGTCTTAAAGAATTAAGGAAGCCTCTTGATATTTTAAATATCTGAGTACGCTCTGGAGTTGATACTAATATAGCTGCTTGTTGTACCTTCATTCCTAAAGTTTGTTCTATCGCAATGTCATATGCTGCAAGCTGTTTGCATGTTTTTTTAAACTTCATATAACCGCCTAATAAGTTTCTCCATTCTTTAGTTCCTTTCTCGTAATCTTTCGGCCATTTACGACTATAAGGTCTGACGCTAGTTTTTAAATCAGCCAAAGTTAATTTATTATTTGCTACTGCAATTATGTCAGGAGCACCTGCCCATGCTCTGCCCTGTCCATCTGCTCCCCATACCCGTGCTATATCATCACATCCTAATGTAAATTTAAATCTATCTAATACAGGAGATTCAGCCCATAAAACCTCAGTAAACTGGTCTAATATTTTGGGCATACCTGACCAGAAATGTTGGTATTCTTCATCTATCTCAGGTTCTTTATTTCCTTTTAAATATTGCTCCATTCCATAATGTATAGCTGTCCCTCTTTCTGCCGCCTTTTCTTTTACCCCTGGATTATTTTTAGACCACATTTCTAATTTCTTTTTATTTTGTTCTGACGCTGTTTCTGAAATTATTGTTGTTACCGAAGGTGCAGGTCCTGAGGGGAGAGGAGTCGTATAATGTCTTTTACCATTTAGTGTAATTCTTACTGGATTCTTGTTAATTTCTTCCAGAGAATTAACGTCTAAATTATTATTTAGCATTAAATATTTACTTGCCTAATTATAATTTATCAGAATAATTACAAAAAAGATAATATTTTTTTGCCGTTAATTTCAGTTATTGATATGCTTTAATTAAATGTTATTAATCAAATGCAATCAACTAGAGTTCGCTTTTATTATGGTGAACAAATTGGAGATAAATTTAAAGGCTTTGCTTATGACGATTACCCTGCTGAAAATGCAGATGACCATGAGAAAAGTTTAAAAAAAGATAAGATAGATTATGTGAGGATTGAGCTATGAAATTAAGAGAAAAAAAGGAACAAAAATGGGCCGATTATTATTCAGGAGTTAAACCTCTTTTGGGCCTGAGAGAGATAGGATTTGCGAAGATATTTGAATATTTAGAAACAATAAAAGACCCTGTAATCGTAGAGACAGGAACGGTTCGTGAAGAAAATAATTTTGAAGGAGACGGTTGTTCTACTGTTTTATTTGATAACTATGTAGGCATGCAAGGAGGTACTTTAATTACTGTAGATATAGATCCTATTGCATGTAAAACTGCAGAGAGATTGACTACACATGCGGAGGTAGTTGAAAGTGATTCTGTTGAATTTTTATCTACCTTAGATGGTAAGGTTGATTTATTATATTTAGACTCATTTAATATATACAATTGGCTAGATGATTGGAAGGCTTCTGCACATCATTTAAAAGAAATATTTGCAGCAAAAAATGTTATTAAAGAAGGAACATTAATCATAGTTGATGATAATTTATATGTACCAGAATCAGAAGATACTAATAAAAAATTAGGTAAAGGAAGAATCATTCACGAACTTATGAAATCTATAGGAATACCGACTTTCGTCGACGGTTATCACATAGGCTGGATCTGGGAGGAGGTAGAAAAATGACTACTCTTGTTGCTAATTTACCTCCTACTAAAGTCTGGGTAAGACGTGAATACCTAAGAGACTTACGTGATGGTCATGGAGAATATACCCTAGGTTACTGGGTAACCTGTAAATCTATTTCAGGAAGAGCTTTATACTTTGAGACGTATCTCACTGAGTATGGTGCGTTGTATGACAAGCTTCCTATCAGTGCCTTTCTTTCCTGGTGTCCTGATAGTCCTCATAAACCTGAACCTCCTACCCCTGATTTACCTCTAACCGATTTACAATTTTGGAACGGGTTTGATACTGGTCTTACGATTGTAGAAAAAAATCTAATTTTCAACATGGATTTTGAAGTGATGCTTAGAAGTGGAGGAACAATGAAAGGTACTTATCTATTTACTATTGATAATTATCATCCCCATCGGAATGAGCCAGATTTTTATTTTGCAGAATCTCCTGATGAACATAAGTCTCATAATATTATCGAATTGGATAATGGGCAGATAGGAGCTTTTCCAAATAATCGTTGTCGCATGACCGATCCTTCTTTGAGTAACCATGATTTGAAAAATCCTGACTTTAAGGTATCTACCAGATACTTCAATGTAGAGCATGTACCCAAATGGGGAAGATTAGGGGAAGTTGATGATTACTTCTGGAAGACTCCTAATGAAGTTAAAAAAGAGAAAGAGATTTCTATTTTTGAATCACCTGATGGAGGTAAAACAATAAAGGAAAGAAAAGTTAAAGACACTAGTGTTACTACAGTCACCATGCCCTGTATAGATTCCAATGTTTATAACGCTGTTGTTGAAGAAGCTGAATTGGAAGATGAGGCGAATATGGATTTTTACGCTAAGGATATAGGTCTTACCGACTAAAATGTCCTGGGCTAAAGATAAGGATAGAATAAAAGCTAACTATAAGAAGTTAGTTGAATATAAAAAGAAACTTAGATGTACTCATTGTGGGGTAAGAGATCACAGAGTTATAGATTTTCATCATCTTAAAGA